GTTAATCTTCAGTTCGTAGCTGAAAGATTAATGAAGAGTCAGTTAAGAACTGCAACTTCAGATAATGACATTAACGCTATCGGTAACATGGGCATGATCCCTGGCGGATACGTTATCAACCATTATCTAACAGATACAGATGCATTCTTTATTAAAACTGATGCACCTAATGGTCTAAAGCACTTTAATCGTGCGCCTATCAAAACTTCTATGGAAGGCGATTTTGATACAGGTAACGTAAGATACAAAGCTAGAGAGAGATATTCATTTGGATTCTCTGATCCTAGAGGTATCTTTGGCTCACCAGGAGCTTAATAAATAAACTAAAGAATGGGGGTATATCCCCCATTCTTCTTATTGCAAATTTTTTCTAAAACTGTATATATTTAAGTAAGAGCTACATAGACTGCTTATGCAGACTGTATAGAGACTATGTAGTGTGGTCTATATAACCAAGGAGGTTTAAAATGGCTAATTCAACTTTTTCAGGTCCTTTAAGATCTGAAAGCACAGTAAAAACTGTAAGCAAAAACGCTAGTACAGGAACAATTACTGAAATCATTACTATGGGTGATGCACCTGTAGCACTAGCAGATGAAGATAAAACTCTTGATGCAGCTACACATAGTGGAAGAACTCTTGTAGTTCCTGCACTTGCAGCTAATAGAACTATTACTTTACCTGCTCCTGTAGCTGGTCAAACATATAAATTTATTTATGGTGGTGCCGCAGAGGAAACAGAAAATCTAATCATCGTAACACCTGGAAACTCTAACTTTTTCTTAGGTGGTGTTGTTCATTTAGATTCAAATGCTGACAACGTATCTGTTTATTCTGATGGCAACTCAAATTCAAAATTGACTCTAACAGATTTTGGTCTCTTAGAGATTAATATTGTAGCTAAAGATAGCACAAATTATTATATTTGGGGTTATCAAGAAGGTGCAGACGTACCTGCATTTGCAGATCAATAATATATATATTGTGGGGCTTCGGCCCCACAAGTTCTTAATTAAGGAGGGAACATGGCAGACACAGTAACAGGACCAACAATTCTACAACAAAACGATAAAAGAGTTACTATTAAAATTGTAGTTCAATCTGATGGATCAGGTGGAACCACAGTATTTGGTGACGTTTCTGCTTTAGCAGATAACAAAGAAGGTCAATCAGTATCGACACTTTCACTACAAAGACTATGGTGGACATGCTCTAACGGTGATGGGGGAAACTCTTTTGCTAGATTGGATTATGAAGATTCAGATGGAGATATTCCTATAGTAACATTAATAGATTCTGGTTATTGGGATTTTAGAGAGTTTGGTGGAATACCAGCTAACACAAGTAGCAATAGTAATCAAAACGATATTAATTTTGTTGTAGCTAGTGCAGCTGACTCTGGTAACACATATACCTGTATAGCAGAATTTCTAAAGAATTATTAGGAGTAAAACATGCCTACATACTCAGGTACTAACGCATTTACTCTCACAATAGAAGAGGTTATAGCAGAGTCATATGAAAGATGTGGCCTTTACGTAAGGTCTGGGTATGATCTCAAAACTGCTAGAAGATCTTTAAATTTATTGTTTGCTGAATGGGCTAATAGAGGATTAAATCTTTGGACCATTGAACAGAGAACTAAAACTCTCGTTGCAGGAACATCGTCTTATGATTTAGATGATGATGTAGTAGATGTATTATCTGCTGTCATAACAGAAGCCAGTGATTCTACGGTTGATAGACAAATAGAAAGAATAAGTAGAGCTGAGTATTTAAACATATCAAAAAAATCTACTTCTGCTTCACCTACACAGTATTATGTAGAAAGAACAATAACTCCTAAATTATATGTCTATGCAACTCCAGATTCAGCAGATACTTTTAAATATTATGCAATGACTAGAATTGCAGATGCTGGAACTTATACACAAAATCCAGAAGTGCCTTTTAGATTTTTTCCTTGTTTAGTATCAGGACTTTCATATTACATAGCTATGAAAAAAGCACCCGACAGAATACAACTTTTAAAACAAGTATATGAAGACGAGTGGCAAAGAGCTTCTTCTGAAGATAGCACTAGATCTAGTATTAAAATAGTTCCTGATGTTGGAGTAATGTAATGGCAACAGCAAAAGGAAAATATTCAAAAGCAATATCTGATCGTAGTGGATTTGCTTTTCCATATACAGAAATGGTCGAAGAACACGATGGAGTGCTTGTGCACAGATCTGAATTTGAACCAGAGCATCCACAAGAAAATAATCCTTCTACACACAGAGCAGATGCCGAAGCTTTAAAAAATTCAAGATCAGATAGGTCAGAGCCTATTGAAGTTCTAGTGGGTAGCAAAACTTTTTTTGATCAAAACAAAACAATGGCTCCACAAAAACAAAATGAAACTATTTTTTCTGCAAAAGTTAATGCAGTGACAGTGAGTATATCATGACAACATACACAGAACTAACACAACAAATATTGGACTACACAGAAGTTGGAACAGATGTTCTTACTTCTACAATTACAAATGACTTCATAGAACATGCTGAGAATAGAATATTTAGAGATGTAGATTTAGATGTTTTTAAATCAAATCAGACCGCTAATTTATCAACCAGTAATGCTTTCGTTTCATTACCAGGTGGATCTTCTCCTACGTTAGAATCACTAGGCACAATTAGAACTATGCATATTTTTCCAGCCTCTGGAACACCAACAAGAACTATGCTAGAACAAAGAGATGTTAGTTTTATAACAGAATATGCTCCAGATAGAACTGCTACAGGAGAACCTGTGTATTGGGCATGGTGGGATCATAACTCATTAATAGTTGCACCTACACCAGATTCTGCTTATAATGTTGAATTAGGAATCACAAGATTACCATCAAGGTTATCTAGTACAAACGCAACGTCTTGGTTAGGCAACAATGCTCCAAGTGCGTTATTGTATGGGAGCCTTGCCGAGGCCTTTAAATACTTAAAGGGACCAGCAGAAATGCTGCAATTATACGAACAATCATATCAACGTGCTATTCAAGAGTTAGCTGTAGAGCAACAAGGAAGGCATCGTAGAGATGAATACATGCAAGGGGCAATTAGATTGCCTATTAAATCAACAAGTCCATAAGGAGGGTAAACTATGGCAATTACACAAGCTGTGTGTACTAGTTTTAAACAAGAGCTTTTAACTGGCACTCATAATTTTACAGCGACATCGGGCGATACTTTTAAGATTGCACTGTATACAAGCTCTGCAAGCTTAGATGCAACCACTACTGCTTTTAGCACGTCAAATGAAGTTTCAAACTCAGGTACGTATAGTTCTGGTGGAGGCACTTTAACTAGCGTAACTCCAACAACATCTGGAACTACTGCTATTTGTGATTTTGCAGACATTTCATTTACATCAGCTACAATTACTGCAAGAGGAGCTTTAATATATAATAGTTCTGATTCAAATAAAGCAGTTGCTGTTTTAGATTTTGGTGGTGACAAGACATCTACAAGTGGAACATTTACTATTCAGTTTCCAGCTGCTGATGCAAGTAACGCTATATTAAGATTAGCATAGGAGAAAATTTAAATGGCATTAGTCATTAATGATAGAGTAAAAGAAACAACTACTACTACGGGCACAGGTGCCGTATCTCTTGCAGGTGCAGTTTCTGGTTTTGAAACTTTTGCTGCAGGTATTGGTAACTCTAATACAGTATATTATTGTATAGCACACCAAGACCAAGCAGAGTTTGAAGTTGGCCTTGGAACTTTAGATGGAGATAGTTCTGATTTAACAAGAACTACTGTAATATCTAGTTCTAATAGTGATAGTGCAGTTAATTTTAGTTCAGGCACTAAAGATGTTTTCTGTACTCTACCCGCAAGTAAATTAATATTTGAAGATGGAAGTAATAATGTAACTTTTGGTGGAGCTATAACAGGCGTTACAAACCTTACCGCTTCAGGTGAATTAGATGCCGCAACATTAGATATATCTGGTGACGCAGATATTGATGGAACATTAGAGGCAGATGCAATTACATTAAACGGAACTGCTCTATCCTCTATTTTTGCAAGTTTATCAGGTGCAACTTTTACAGGTAATATAGAAATAGATGTAGCATCTGGAGATCCAGCAATAATATTAGATACACAAGGAGCAGATAAATTTCATTTTGCTGTAGATGATTCTGACAGTGATAATTTAGTAATTAAATCAGGAGGAACCGTAGGTTCTGGTAACGGACTAAAATTAGATAGTAGTGGAAATTTAACAGTAACTGCTGATGTAAGTGTAGGAGATGATTTAACTGTTGAAGGCGGAGTTATAGCATTAAAAAATACTGGAGCACAATCTGAACTTAGACTTTATTGTGAATCTAGTAATGCACATTACGCAGCTCTTAAAGCTCCAGCACATGCAGATTTTTCTGGTAATACTGCTTTAACTTTACCTGCAACAACAGATACAATAGTGGCTCGTGCAACCACAGATACTTTAACTAATAAATCTATTGACTCAGATAACAATACAATTACAAACATTGTAAATGCAGACATTAAAGCAAACGCTGCCATTGCAGATTCAAAATTAGCTACGATATCTACAGCAGGTAAAGTAGCATTAACAGCATTAGAGATTGATGGTGGATCTGACATAGGCGCAGATTTAACAACATCTGATTTAATTATAGTAGATGATGGTGCAGGTGGCACAAATAAAAAAGCCGCATTATCAAGAGTAGTAACATTAATGTCAGCCCAAGGATTTTCTCAAGAAGACCCAACAGCCTTGGCAATCGCATTAGGATAGGAGGATAGATGGCAAATACGTTTAAAACAATAACTAAAGCAGGAGTAACTAGTGCTGACGTTATCTATACAGTGGCAAGTAGTACAACAACAGTGCTTCTTGGAATCATGATAGGTAACACAACAACTAGTCAAATTACTGTAACAGTTAGTTTGGCTTCAGATACTTCCAATAGAGCAGGAGCAAACAATGAGGCTAACCAAACAGTTGAGTTAGTAACCAATGCACCCGTTCCTGTTGGTGGTACACTTGAGTTGTTGGCAGGAAATAAAGTTGTTATGGAAACAACAGATGCTCTTTCGCTAACATCTTCAGCAGCAGCAGACATAATTTTATCAGTAATGGAGATAACCTAGAATGGCATACGTTGGTACACCTATAGATACACAAAACCAATTTCAGTCTTTACAAGGTAAACGATTTAATGGTGATGGCAGTACAACTGCATTTACCTTAGATGTTGCACCGAGTTCAGTATTCGACATAGAAGTCTTT